ACGACATTTAGCGGTCCAGTTTATCTGTCTGGATCAGTTTCGGACTTCACCGCTACTGGATCTGCTTCATTTAATGCTGGATTAAGCGGTTCACTCACACGGCTTATTGGTGGTACCTCTTACTTGGCTGCTGGTTCTAATGTAACGATTACTTCTGCATCTAACGGCCAGGTAACGATTGCCTCCTCCGGCGGAGGTGGCGGGGCTCCTGACGTCGGCTGGACGGCGCCTGCTGCCGACCAGATCTCCACCACAGGCTCACTGGCATTGGCTGCTAACCAGAGGCTTTATTTTAATGGGCAGTCAGGTGACCAGTCTATTTATGGGAATGGTGCGACCGTCTACTTTGATTGTGACGATTATCTTTTCCTATACACTGACGGATCCATAAAGATATACACCGGTGGTTTTATCTTTAATGAGAACGGTCTTAATGCAGACTTCCGCGTGGAGACGGATAATTTACCTGGTGCCATTTTAACAGACGGCTACACTGACCAGGTCATTTTAGGCAGTGCTGGAACTACTGCTGCTACTGCAGGTGCAGCTACCGGATCCCCCGCGGGATCTGATGTCCTAGTCTACATTAGTGGCTCCGTCGGTTCAGCCGGTGTGGCTTCAAGTAAGGGCACCACCATGGTGGCTGGTGACATGCATGTTTCAGGTGCCATTTACAATGGTATGGGTGGAGAGGTCACCCCAGTCCTAACCCAGTGCCTGATAGACGGGTCATCTGCTGCATATCAGGAGATAACAAACAATGAAACTACACAGTACAGGATCACCTGGGACCTTGGAGACACGTCCGCGACTGATCCATATGTAACATTTACTGCACCTGAATCCGGCCAGGTTTTAGTGTATGTACAGTCATATATCGATGATACCAGCTCTTCCGGTGGGGGACCCACAATTTTTATGGCACTGTCTACATCATCCGCAACTAGTATTGCCTATAATGATGCTTCTATTGTGGGATCTGAAAAAAGGCTTTGGTATCCTGACGAAGCCGATGATATAATCATTACTACCAATTTCTTAGCGACAGGTTTGACGCCTGGTAATTCATACACATATTATCCGTTCCTAAGAAGGTGGGATGATGCTGAGACCAATAGGGTAATCTGCGGTGCGAATTATCCAATGTTTATGATGGAAGTAAGACCTGTTACCGCGGATGCCGTAATTTATAATTCGTAGTGTCTTAGCTTATTTCTTGTAATATTCTTATACACGAAAATGTCACATGTTATTATCGCATGAGGTATATTCATGTTCATTAATCCATTTGAGACGGCTCCAAAGCTGTCAATTCCAGAAGACACAGACATAGTCTTCGTCGCCGACATGTTCATTGAGGACTATATCGGCGGTGCCGAGCTGACCACTGAGGCTCTCATCGAGTCTTGTCCGTTTAGCATCTTTAAACTTCACTCCAAGGATGTCACCATGGAGTTGTTAGAGGAGGGTGTCAGAAAGTACTGGATCTTTGGTAACTTTGCCTCGTTGAATCATGAGTTGATTCCGTCAATCGTTGCCAATATGAGGTACTCTGTCCTTGAGTACGATTATAAGTACTGCAAGTATCGATCTCCAGAGAAGCACCAGGTCGCAGAGCGACGTCCGTGTGCATGTCATAATGAGATGAATGGCAAGGTAGTGTCAGCTTTCATGCACGCCGCCAAGTCTATATGGTGGATGTCGGAGGCACAGGAGTCCCGGTATCTGGAGATGTTTCCGTTCCTGCTGGAGAACAATAGGACAGTCCTGTCGTCGGTATTCAGCGATGATTTTTTCGTGACGCTGAAGGCCCTTCGGCACAAGTATGATGGTGCTGAAAGGTCTGGCTGGATTGTCCTCGGCTCTCCTTCCTGGATAAAGGGTGCCGATGATGCTATCCAGTGGTGCAAGGATAATGACAAGGAGTATGAGTCGCTTTGGGGTCTAGACTACGAGTCTGTACTGGAGAGGCTCGCACAGGCAGAGGGCTTCGTTTACCTGCCGCTTGGCGGTGATACATGCCCACGCATGGTCATCGAGGCCAAGCTGCTCGGGTGCGAGCTCCATCTTAATGATAATGTCCAGCATGCAGGTGAGATCTGGTTCGACACCGATGACCTGTTCGACACCGAGGCATACCTCTATGCCGCCCGCGATAGGTTCTGGAATTCCATCAAGCACGATATGAATTATAGGCCTACAATTAGCGGCTACACTACGACACTGGACTGTGTCAAGCACGGGTATCCCTGGAGACAGTCCATAGGGTCTCTCCTGGGGTTCTGTGATGAGGTCGTCGTCGTCGATGGTGGTTCAACCGATGGAACGTGGTCGGAGTTACAGGAGATGGCTTCAGGGGACTCCAGATTAAAGGTGCACCAGGTGGAGCGTGACTGGACAGACAAGAGGTTTGCTGTCTTTGACGGTGCCCAGAAGGCAGAGGCCAGGTCCAGGTGTACCGGGCAACTGTGTTGGCAGCAGGATGCCGATGAGATTGTTCATGAGGATGACTATCAGAAAATTATTGATCTTGGCATTAATTTTCCAAAGCATGCGCACATTGTGTCATTACCGGTGATAGAGTACTGGGGCAGTGCGGAGAAGGTTAGGATGGACATCAATCCGTGGAAGTGGAGGTTAAGCTCTAACTTAGAACACATCACGCACGGTGTCCCGGCCCACCTCAGGAAGTATGATGAAGCCGGCAATATGTATGCGGCACCAGGAACTGACGGCTGTGACTATGTTCATACCGAGACTGGCGAGTTAATCCCACACCTAAGTTTTTATACTGAAAATGTTCATAACTGTCGATTGGCAGCGATGGCAGGCAATTCTAACGCTATGAGCCAGTACAGTCAGTGGTTCGCTAATTTGATAGACACACTCCCAGGTGTTCACCACTATAGCTGGTATAACCTGGAGAGAAAGATTAGGACGTATCGTGATTATTGGTCACGACATTGGCAGAGCCTGTATGATATTGAACAGGATGACACCCCAGAAAATAATATGTTTTTTGACTCGTCATGGGAGGACGTCACCGATCAAGATATTACTGGCCTGGCTACTAGGCTAAAGGAAGAAATGGGAGGCTGGATCTTTCATGAGCGAGTAGACTTCTCCAAGACGACACCACATGTTTCACTGGATAGGGGTCAACCTAAAATAATGCTTGGTGACTAGTGTCGCATTTTACCTTTATCACACCTGCCTATAATTGTCGCGAGGATATGCGACAGACAATTATTAGTGTTGCGGCACAGTCATATCATGACTGGAGTATGATAATAGTTGATGATGTCTCAACAGATGGAACTGGGGAATTTTGTCGTAACTTAGCTTTGGCTCTTGATATTGATGATAAGGTAAGTGTGGTAAGGCGGGACGTGAAGTTCGGGGAGACTCGTAATACATATCACGAGTGCCAGAACATAGCAGATGAAAGTATTGTGGTTAGATTGGACGGCGGGGATTGGCTTACTGACACTGACTGTCTACACATTTTAGATCAGGTCTACACACAAACCAATGCCGCGGTTGTTTGGACGGCACACAGGTGGGCATTTACCGCACAAAACATATCAGGACCACTAGAGCCTAGTATATCTCCCTATAATCAGCCTTGGAAGTCATCCCATCTTAAGACATTTAGAAGGTCAGCGCTTAACGGTATTAATCCTAATAATTTTTTGGATGAGGATGGTAATTGGATTATGATAGCCTGCGATCAGGCTGTGTTCCTACCTATTCTTGAAAAGTCATGGAGGCTAAAAAAACCGCTTATATTTGTGAACATGTGTATGTACCACTATAATATTAATCTGGAGGATCCGGATTTATTTCACAAGCCTCGCTCCAAGAGGCAGAAGGTAAGTGCTGAGTGGATTAGGTCACGTGGCTATATTGAATGAAGATATTTTTTGACAATGTTAATTTCGAATCCAGCTCGGGCCCGAACTCGTTTGCCTCTAAGTTAGCTTCTACCCTGGTCGCAGCCGGTCATGAAATAACAGATAGTACACCAGACGCCCAGATCTCATTTATTCAAAGAAATGCCGACCTGGGCCCTTGTCTCTTGAGGCTTGATGGGATTTATTTTAATAGTGGCCAGGATTGGAATACCATGAATGAGCCAATTAAGAACAGCTACGACTCCGCCGACAGCGTAATTGTGCAGAGTATCTTTAATAAGAAGTTGATATTTAAGTATTTTGGAAAGCGTGAAAATGTGACAGTGATTCGCAATGGTACGCTGCTGGATACAATATCCCAGATTCCCAAAGCTGCTATAGGAGATCTAGGCAGGGATAAAGTCTGGCTGTGCGCCTCATCATGGCGACCGCACAAGCGACTTGACGAGAATATCCGGTATTTTCAGGATCATGCAGGTGATGACTCTGTTTTATTGGTGGCTGGTGAGCATGCTAATACTTCTATTTCTGATGATAGGATTAATTTTTTAGGTAACTTAAATTGGTATCAGCTAATATCAGCCATGAAGGCATCATCAATGTTTCTTCATTTGGCTTGGCTAGACCACTGCCCTAATGTAGTTGTTGACGCCCGAGGTGCCGGCTGTCATATTGTCTGCTCATCTTCCGGAGGTACCGAAGAAATAGCCGGGACTAATTCGACAGTAATTGAAGAGGATATCTGGGATTTTTCACCAATTGAATTGTACAGTCCCCCACCATTGGATTTTAGCAGATCACGAGATGCATTAAATTATGACAGTAATGTGGATATTAAGTTAGTGGCGGACCAGTACTTGAGTGTTATTAAGGAAATGATTGAATTATGAAAGTTTATGTTTTAGCTCCTAATGAAAATTGGATCTGTGACAGGATAGCCTCGGAGTGGCGAGAGCACAATCCTGATATCTGCGTTGATCGTCCTATCGATGCCGATATTCTTTGGCTATTGGCCGGATGGTGTTGGAATCACATATCCCAGGATATTCTTGTCGAGAAGAAGGTTCTTCTAACCGTACATCATATTGTTCCTGAAAAGTTTGACCTTAACAAGCAGGAGGAATTTAAATTCAGGGACCAGTTTGTGGACGCCTATCATGTGCCGAATCCAAGCACTGCTTCAATTTTAAGTAGGCTGACTCAAAAGCCTATTTTGGTGGCATGTTACTGGTATGACTCTGCTGTGTGGTATCCAGAGAGTCTTGAGGAGGCACGTAATCAACTTGAATTGCCCCTAGATAGGTTTATTATAGGCTCTTTCCAGAGGGACACTGAGGGTGGCACGGGCAACCCTAAATTGGAAAAGGGGCCAGATTTATTCTGTGAGGCTATAGAGAAGCTGGATCAAAACAATGAGATTCATGTGTTACTTGGCGGATGGCGCCGAGAGTATGTGATGAACAGGCTGTCCGAGGCAGGAATCAGCTACTCATTTCATGAAAGGTCGTCCACCGAAAAGTTACGATCCATGTACAATGCATGCAACTTATACATTGTGGCATCTAGGTATGAGGGTGGCCCACAGGCAGTCCTAGAGGCTGCCGCAACAAGGACACCTATAATCTCTAGGGATGTTGGAATTGCACGAATGGTCCTACATCCGTATAACATTGTGGATCTGCCAGCCCAGTTTTATCTTCCAACTCCGTATTCTGTGGAGGAGCAGTTTTCCAGGGTGCAGAGGTATGATATTGGCAATTATAAAAATACATACATCACAATGATGGAGAAGGTTTTAGGATGAAAAAACGGGCCCTGGTGACCGGAATTAATGGTATGGACGGAAGTCACCTGGCTGACTTCTTGCTTGACAAGGACTATGAGGTCTTTGGGATGGAACGTCGATCTTCCGTCAAGAATCGTACCAATACAGGTCACCTCGAGGGCAATGTTAATTTTTTAATAGGAGACCTGACCGACCAGAACTCTCTCTTGAGGTGCCTTAAAGAGTCGCGACCCGTAGAAGTTTATAATTTAGCGTCGCAGTCATTCGTTGGTGAGAGCTGGAACACTCCCGAGCAGACATCAGATGTCACCGGTCTAGGGGTCCTTAGGATGCTCGAGGCTATTAGGGAGTTTGACAATTCTATTAAATTCTATCAGGCATCATCATCTGAAATGTTTGGAAGGATGATTGAGAATCCAGCGACTGAAACTACGCCATTTTATCCTCGCAGCCCATATGGTGTAGCGAAGCTGTACGGCCACTGGATAACAAAGAATTATCGGGAGTCATATGGAATGTATGCCTGTAGCGGGATCCTTTTCAATCACGAGTCGGAGCGAAGAGGCCTTGAGTTTGTGACTAGAAAAATATCCGATGGTGTAGCGCGAATTCACCTCGGTATAGCCGATCACATCTCGCTAGGAAATATAGAATCAAAGCGTGACTGGGGCTATGCGCCAGACTATGTAGAGGCCATGTGGCTGATGCTAAACCAGGATGAGGCCGATGATTATGTCATAGCCACAGGTGAGACTCACTCCATCAGGGAATTTCTGGATATTGCATTCGCCCAGGTTGACATCGATGACTGGGATGATTATATTAAGATTGATCCTAGGTTTTTTAGACCTGCTGAGGTAGACGTCCTTCGAGGTGACTCATCAAAGGCAGGCGAAATAATCGGGTGGAAGCCTAAAACAGGATTCGATGAATTGGTTAAAAAGATGGTAAAGCACGATATTAGACTATTGACGAAAGAGAAGGAATGACAGATGCAGCCTCATGAGAAACTTTTATATGACCTGTGCGAGTACTACGGTGTCTCCATGCAGGAGGCATTCCAGCTAGGCACCCGATCGTCTGGTCGAAAGCCAAGCCTGCCTGGCTCGACGACATGTGAGCCTGTTAGTGATATGACCCTGGAGGATATATGGGCGTTAAGTCCCAGGGACGACCAGGAGTCAATTTTTAAGTTCTATAAGGACCAAGGTGCCTGGAGTTCGTTTAGGCAGGTAGTTAGGCACATGGACCTTCTTGAATTTCATTCTGGGATCTTAAACACACTACAGCTACGTCCCGGCATGCACATTTGCGAGTATGGCTGCGGTGTCGCTCCATTTATGAGAACCCTAGTTCAATATATGCCTCAAGTTTCCGAGACACTTAATATTTCACTATCGGATGTAGATAGCGAGCATTTTTCTTTTGGAATTTGGAGAATAAAAAAGGCTGTAGATGACCGAGAACTCAACGTTAATGTGGTGCCTGTAGAGATTTCCCCTAATGAGTTACCCACATATGATAAGCCGCTGGATGTTGTATTGATATTCGAGGTTTTAGAGCATGTTCCTAGTCCGCTTAAGTGCGTTGAAAATTTGACAAACCAGATGAGCCCTAATGCGTTGCTGGTAGAAAATTTTATCAAGCATGACGACGACGACGCTGACGACGGCCCAGATCTGGACAGCGCTAAAAACGAAAGAGAAGAATTCTATAGTTTCTTGGAAACTAATTTTCACCTAGTTGGTGGTAACAATTGGACAGAGGATTCTGATGTAACTAGAATCTGGAGAAAGAGGACAATAAAGACATGAATTTTCAGGGCGCCGGTAGTTTATTTGAGGGTCCAGCTAAAGAGCAGGTGCCCGAGCGCACAGGCGATATTAAGAAAGTGCATATTCGTGATAAGTTAAATCAGCTTGGCACTCCTGTAGAGTCACTTAATTTAGGAAATTTTGATTATATTGGCGAGTTTACTGCTAAGAAAAATAGGGCGCAGGACAGCGAACTGTACAGGACCGTGGGCGCATTCTTCAGGCCTAACTATGAGAGGGGTTTATTAATATATTCGCTGATTAAGAAGCTAAATGTTAAATCTTATCTTGAGATTGGATATGGTCGTGGATATTCATGTTTCTGCGCGGCTTATGCCATGGCTGAAAATGGCGGAGGTAAAATTACGTCAGTGGATCCAGCACTTAACAAGGATCAGATTCAGTCGTTGACAAATATGTTTCCTGAACAGTGGTTTCAGTTAATTAATTTTTATGGTGACTCTTCTGACGCTTTTTTCGCATCAGACGCCGAGAAAGAGTACGATTTAATCTATATTGATGGCGATCACAGGTACGATTTTGTAAAGCGTGACTGGGAAAATTCCAAGGATCGTTACGCTAAGGCACTTATTTTTGATGATTATCACCTGCCTGGAAAGAACAACAAGGACATTGAGGTGTCCAGCCTGGTTGATTCTATAGAGGATGATACCAAGGAGCTGATTATCATGGATCGTAGAATCTTTGTTGATGACAGGGGATATCCCGATGATCAAATTGACTATGGGCAGGTTATACTCACTAAGTAATGAAGGTCCTGATAAATAGAAAACCAGTTTCCGGCCCATGGGGCGGTGGTAATTTATTTGTTTCTTCATTTTGTGAGTATATGGATAATCTCGGCCATCAGGTGGTTCATACGCTTGACAGTGATCTCGATATGATATTCCTGCAGGATCCAAGATACAGTGACCTTGGCATTTCTATTAACGAGATAGCAGCCTACAAGAGAAGTTTTCCATCAGTTAAGGTGGTCCACCGAGTTAACGAGTGTGACGCTCGCAAGGGGACTAGCGGCATGGACGAGCTTTTGAGAGATTGCAGCAGGATAAGTGACCACACCATTTTTGTCTCCAATTGGATTCGTGATTATCATATTAACAAGGGGTGGCATGCTGCCGCCTCTGTTCTTTATAATGGTGTAGATGATCAGGTGTTTAAACCAGGGAACAAGATAGACAACAATAAAATCAATATTGTTACACATCACTGGTCGGATAATCCACTCAAGGGAGCTGACATCTATGCTTTTTTAGATGACTGGGTGGAGGATAATCAGGATTACACATTTACTTATATAGGGCGACCCACCAGTCAATTTAAAAATACGAATTTAATCCCGCCACTAAGCGGAGCTGATTTAGGGAAAGAGCTCTCGAGGTATGACGTTTATGTGAGTGGTTCTCGTTTTGACCCTGGTCCTAATCACATTATTGAAAGTATTGCATGCGAAATACCCACACTCGTTCACATGGACGGTGGAGGTGCATGCGAATTTGCGGGTATTTCGCACGTTTATTATGACACAGTGTCTTTAGTTTCTATGATAAAAAACCCACCCAGAAGCAATCATGTCCTTGTTCCACGTCCATGGAAAGAGTGCATTTATGAACTGGAGAAAATATTGGTCGGTATCATATGATATTAATCTCGCACCGCGGTAATCTAGAAGGTCCAAATCCAGATATTGAGAATAATCCTGAAAGAATACTTCAGGTTATTCAGATGAAATTTGATGTTGAAGTGGATGTCTGGCTGCATAAAAATCAATGGTACCTAGGACATGACGAACCACAGTATGAAATTGATTTCACATTTTTAAACAACGCAGGATTGTGGTGTCACGCTAAAAACCTTTGTGCACTGGATGGAATGCTATCAGCTGGTAATATTCATTGCTTTTGGCACCAGCATGATGATTTTACCATTACATCTCGAGGAATTATCTGGGCTTATCCTGGCATGCCCATTACAAAAAATGCGGTAGCAGTAATGCCTGACAACATATTAGATATTAGAGGGGCATATGGAATATGCGCCGACAATATATTAGAGATAGGGGGGCATCATGATTAGGGCGATTCTTTTTGACCTTGATGGAGTATTGGTGGATGCTTGTGAGTGGCACTATCAGGCACTAAATCAGGCCTTACTCACCGTATGTGACGTAGAGATTAATAGGCAGGAACACGTTTCTACATTTAATGGACTTCCTACAAAGACTAAGCTCAATATGCTGACAGAACAGGGAAGGATCAGCGGTGACAGTCACGACAAGGTTTGGTCTGAAAAACAGAGACTGACTGAGGAGGTGATTAATGATAATGCCTCCACGGATGCTGGTAAGCAGAACATGCACCGCAGGCTCGGTGAGCGGGGCTATATGTTGGGTTGTGTCACTAACAGTATTAAACTGACTGCTCACCTAATGTTGAAAAAGACGGGCCAGATGAAGTTCCTTGCACTGACTGTGACGAATGAGGATGTTTCTGTCCCCAAGCCCAGTCCGGAGGGATACATTAAGGCCATGACGGCGATGGGGGTGTCACCTAGTGAGGTTATTATAGTCGAGGATTCTGACAAGGGTTTCGCGGCTGCCACAGCTTCAGGGGCGCATGTGTTGCGAGTAAAAAATGCCACTCACGTTAACTTAGACTCAATTTTAAGTAAAATACAACTAGTAGAGTCGGAGAGTACATCATGAACATATTAATTCCTATGGCAGGCGAGGGAAGTCGATTTGTCAAGGAGGGGTATACGTTTCCCAAGCCGCTTATAGATGTAAGTGGAAAGCCCATGATACAGTCGGTAGTTGAGAATTTAGATTTTGATGCTACATATATTTTTTTAGTAAGAAAAGAGCACTTGGAAAAGTATGAAATTAAGTCGCTGTTAAATGTGGTAACCAATGGACGAGCCGAGATTATAGTCGTTGACGGCCTCACAGAGGGCGCTGCCTGCACGGCACTTTTAGCCAAGGAGCTGATAGATAATGACGAGGAGCTTTTAATAGCAAATTCTGACCAGATTATTGAGTATAGTAAGGAAAACTTCGATAATCTTCGTCGTTTGACAAGCACCGATGCTGTCGTTTTTACATTTAGGGCAGTCCATCCTAAGTGGAGTTTTGTGAAGGTTAATTCACGTGGAATTGCCACTGAGGTTGCAGAGAAGAATCCAATTTCAGATATTGCAACATGCGGAATTTATTACTACAGGAAGGGCTCCGACTTTGTGAAGTATGCCGAGGCTATGATTGAAAATAACGCAAGGGTCAATAATGAGTTTTATATATGCCCGGTCTACAATGAATTAATCGCTGCAGGCAAGATGTTAGTCCCGTTTTTTGTTCATAAAATGCACGGCCTAGGAACGCCCGAGGACCTTAATAAATACTTGGCGATGGTGTAGTATATAATGAAAAAAGCATGCACGCTACTACTTCAGAGAAATCTTCCTGATGTAACAAATGAATTTGCCAAGAATCTCCTGCAGCACAATGGCGACCTGACTGACTTTTATGTCATAGAGAGTGGATCTGATAAGGAAAATTTGACCGAACACCCATCGTTCCATGCAGACTGGAAGGATGCTCAAATTAATGGGCTTAGGGTAGGCAGGGGATTTAATTTCGGACTAAAGAGTTTGGTCGATGAAAAATTAGATTATCCCTACGTAATGATGACAACAGGTGACACCTACCTGCCTGAGGAGCCTATTATTGATATTTTGATTAATGAACTAGAGGCTAATCCTAAAATTGGAATTATTTCACCAATTACGTGGAACTGGGGTGCAAGGGTAAGTGGTTTTAAGGGTCATGAGGTGACAAAAGCTATGAGCATGCAGCTACCTCACATATGCTGGATGTTTAGACGTGAGTGCCTCCAGGATCTAACGTCTGATAGGGATGCCAATGTGTATGGCGAGTATCTTTATGATGGGACTAATTTTAGGGGATATGGCATCGATACCGAGGTAATGATCAGGGCATATCAGAATAATTGGATGTTTGCAGTTACGTCTAAGGTCAGCCACCAGGAGGATTATCACCTAACTGATAGAAATTTTGAGGTGATGAAGACTGACACTCACAATAAACATCGGGAACTCATGTGGACTGAGGGGCTGGAGTGGTTAAAGAGAAAGTATAATTTTGATAATAAGTTTCAGTTAATTAATCTCCTGCAGTTTGAGTATATGTCATTTTTTAATAGGCATCCAGATCTCAAGCATATGATGTGCTAGCCATGATATTTGACACGAAAATAATTGATATTACTAAAAAGGATCATGATCCTAGAAACATAGGGAGAGTTATATGCTTGTATTAGGTTTACCATCATTCCACCACAGTGGCTGGGGCCTTGTGGAGGATGGCACTGTCATAAGGGCAGTACAGGAGGAGAGGCTTAATCGTATCAAGCACTACCCATATTACACTGACCTCAATGAGCACCCTATGACGTTAGGCGTGGAGTATCTTTTTAGGGGACTATCCCACCAGTTGTCCGACTGTGATGCAGCTACTATTCCAATGATGCCAATGGGTAAAAATTATCATAGCATGGATATGCTGGAGGTGGAAAGTATAGATGAGGTAATAGCTCAAAAATTAAAACCGGATTATAACACTATCTTGACATTTATTAAGGATCAGGGTTTCACCGGTAAAATTATCTTCGTGAATCACCAGCTCTCTCATGCTGCATACGTCTATAATTTATCTGGATATGACACGGCCGATGTAATATCCTATGACGGTGCTGGATGTGGATTTCCTCCCGAGGTAGTGGTGGGGTTTCATGTAGATAATCACAGGTACAAGAAGTTGTTTTCATATCATGTTCCACACAGTCTGGGTCATGTTTATTCCAACACAACTAGTAGGATTTTTGGAAATAGGTCTGACGGTATGGAAGGTAAGGTTATGGGCCTTGCTCCGTACGGGCAGCCTGACCCGTCACTAAAGATGCTGGTGCACAATACGCAGCCTGACATGTATGTTGCCACGTATCCAAGCACCACCAAGGTTCACTATCCAGGCATCAATCCATTTGCCTCTACATTCGGACTTCGCCAGACAGCCATACCACAGCGAGAGCATAAAAAGCCGTGGGACTTTGATGACGAGGGAGATATGTTTTATGCTAATCTTGCCGCATCGGCGCAGCAGTCAATTGAAGATGCTGGCATGCACTATGTTAAAAAATTGCGCGGTCTCACGGGCGAGGATAACCTCTGTATAACTGGAGGTGTTGCGCTTAACAGCTGCCTCAACGGCCTTATTAGGCGAACTGGGGTATATAAATCGACGTTTGCTGCACCTGCATGTCACGATGGTGGCCACGGTATTGGCGCTCCTCTTTATTACTGTGGAACTACTGTCGATACTCATAATTACACAAGAGTTGATAGTGATTTTTTTGGATATCCGTACACCCTTGACGATTGTCGCCAAGCAGCGGTGGCATCCGGTGTCGAATTTCAGGAGTTTGAAAGCGCTGACTTGCTGGGGCAGGACATAGCCGAATCACTGGTGGATCAAAAGATTATAGCTGTCTTTAATAAGGGATCTGAGTTTGGACCCCGTGCCTTAGGGCATAGAAGTATAATGGTAGATCCTAGGACAGCTGAAATGAAGGATACATTAAATGCCAGGGTAAAATTTCGTGAGGCATATCGTCCTTTTGCTCCAATAGTTCTTCAAGATCACGCATTAGATTATTTTGAGTTTGACAGCAGCGAGTTTATGCTATTTGTTGCTCACGCAACTCAAAAGGCTATCGATGAGGTGCCTGCAGTTATACACGTTGATGGGACTGCCAGGATGCAAAGCGTCGGAGAAACTAACGAGCCTTTTTACAGCGCTTTAAGCCACTTTTATAAACTGACAGGTGTCCCTGTCCTTTTAAATACAAGTTTTAATGTGGCCGGCGAGCCTATTGTAGAAACACCACAGGATGCAATACGGTGTTTCATGGGAACATCTATTGATATACTCTATCTGAATAATTTAAAGATAGAAAAATAGCTATGTGAGGTGGCATGTTTAACATCAAGGGCCACTCCGGGTGTGAATTAGTTATATTTGTTGAGGATGGCCAGTCATTTGTTAAAAAAATATCTGCCTCTACTGATTACACACCAAGATTACACGCCCAGGCAGCTAAGCAGAAATATTTTTGTGATAAGCTTTTAGGTGCCTCGGGCATTGTAGTGCCGACTGTGATCCGGACAGGTAATGATTCATTTTCAATGAATTTTTTTCATGGAAAAGATCCGGTCACATTTTTTATGAGTAGCCCTAACTTTAATATCGATGGATTTTTTGAAAAACTGTCAAATTTTATTGCATATGAAGTGAGTGAATGTGAGGAACAGCTTTTTGACAAGGATGGATTTTTAAAAAAATTCTACAGCGTGAGAAAAAAAGTTGGAGAATCAGTTGTCAATTTTCATGCAATTGAAAAAATATTTAACGATCTTCCTGTAATTAAAATTCCAGTTGGAATGTGTCACGGTGATTTAACTTTTTCAAATATTATCGTCGGTACAGATCAAAAACTGTGCCTAATAGACTTTTTAGACACATTTTATGAATCACCACTTCAGGACATGGTAAAAATTAGACAGGATACACTATATAATTGGACGCCTATGGTTTATAATAAAAATTATGATAAGGCCAGGTATGCTATCGTGATGAATTATCTTGATAAAAAATTTGATTCCTTTTTTAAGGAGTATGAATTTTATAATGCCTATTACAACGCATTTCAGATAATGAACTATATTCGTATCTTGCCTTACGCCAAAAAGAACAAGATAAAGAAAAACGTAATTTTTAATGTGGAGGAGATGATAACATAATGGACTTAGTTTTACCTGTTGCAGGAAGATCTAGTAGGTTTCCAAACATGAGGCCTAAGTGGCTATTGACACAGCCTGATGGAAAGCTAATGGTGATATCGGCTATTATGGGACTTCCCATTCACGATTTTAATAACATTTACCTCATAGTGCTTAGAGAACATTTGGAAAAGTATCGTTGTGAGGAAGGTATTAAAAAGGCGTTTGAAGAGATTGGCCTATTAAAGAAGCTTTCTATTGTAGTGCTGGATGAGCCAACAAAAAACCAGCCAGAAACAGTCTATCAGGCATTAAAAATGAAGGGTGTAACAGGATCATTTTTTATCAAAGACTCTGACAACTATTTTGAAACAGGCGTACCTGAGGAAAATTCAGTTTCAATCTTTAATTTAAAGAATATAGACAGTGTAAATCCTGGAAATAAAAGTTATGTTTTAAAGAATGAGGAAGGTGTTATCACAAATATAGTCGAGAAGAGCATAATTTCATCGGAGTTTTGTTGTGGTGGTTATACCTTTAAATCAGCTCAAGACTTTATAGGTGCCTATGAGACATTGAAGGACCATTCTGAACTATACCTTTCCCACCTTATATTTTACCTTATAGTGCAGGGGCATATCTTTTTGACGAATGAAGCTTCCAACTATCAGGATTGGGGAACATTAAAGGATTGGAATCGATACAAGTCATCATTTGCATCTATTTTTATAGATATTGACGGGGTACTGGTTAAAAATTCTGGAAAGTACTTTGAACCTACATGGGGAACAACTGATGAAATTTCTTCAAACGTTAGACTTATAAATGAACTACACGATACAGGAAGGGCGGAGATTATTCTTACGACCGCTAGGGGAAGTGAATTTGAGGAGATAACAAGCGGTCAGCTCGACAGGATAGGAATTAAGTATCATAGGCTCATAATGGACCTTATGCACTGCCAAAGAATTATTGTGAACGACTTTGCAGACACTAACACCTATCCTTCCTGCAGTGCCATAAACATTAAGAGAAATGACAGCAGCCATCTTAGAAAGATGCTGGATGCAATAATGGAATACTAGGGAGCTATTAATGTCTGATATAAAAATTGGTGTAGCCATGTCAGTCTACAACAAAGGTGCATTTGTTGCCACAAATTTAAATATTTTTGAGAGTGTATGGGAGAATCTTACACCACATGTGGCCGTCTGCTGTAATGACACCGCAACAAGAGAAAAGTTGTCACTGTTGAATATTGACACATTGGTCCCTGGAAACGACTACGAGGTTAATTCAAAGAATGATCTCCGCCTCAGACAGTATGATTGTATTAAAAAATCAGTCAGTGCCGCGGCAGTGGGGACGGACTATGTTATACACTGGCATGCCGATGCTTTCGCCCTGGATGAAAATGCCGTTCTTAATATGGCACACCAGATGCGGAATGCAGGAGCTCTTTTTGCTGGCAGGGGACTTTGGCAAAGTTATCCGTGCTCAAAGACACCCAATGGCGATATAGATGATCATTTTTTCATGGCCAATTCAGCGCACATTAGGAACTCTGGCATTTATTCTGATGATATGATTGATGAAGTTAAGAAAATGATACTTGCAGGCATGTGTTCGGAGGGTATTTTAGCTACCCTTGTACAGAAGTTTACTGATGCTAATGATATACTAATATATTCCGATATGAGTAAGTGTGAGGTGCTTGAGACGACAAGGCATGACTACCGCTATTCTGACGGTATCCCTCACAGGACATTACCACCGGTTAATTTTGATAGAAGCAGAAAATTTCTTCACTGCGATGATATGAATCACCTTCACCGTATTTTTATGGAGCTTGAAATAGATCCTAAGTTGATTGTGACACAACTGTGATATCAGCATCCACACTAGACTGCATCACATCGAGGGTAGACTCTGATAAAGTTAATATCTTCGGCATTCAAAAGTGTGGATCAGGTACACTCACTGAGTATCACAAGGACGATCCTAGGATAGACTGGAATCCGCACGGAACATTTTTTAACAAAACAGTAAGGGATGCGATAATCAAGTCTTTTGGACGATCTCAGCACCCTGGGACGTCCGCTGTCATGGAAAGGTCCATGATACGAACTAACATCATGACAGCGACGAGGTCATATGCACTGTCACCCACACGACTTAACGTGGCGATGGTGAGGAATCCATATGACCTACTAGTCAGTTTTTATTTTCACGGCTTGTCAGGTTCTAATAACATAGCACAGCTGTATGAGCGGCCGCCTTATCAATCGTCAGAGGCAGGCTTCAAAAAGTTTATTATGTCTTTTGATCATGACGGCATTAATCATCCATTCATTCCATTTATTTTAAGTTTATTTTATCCCTATTATGCGATGGGCGATCCGGAAAGTGAAGGAAAATTTATGCCTGACTTTGCATTTAAGTTAGAATACCTGACAGACGTGATCCATCACCTTAATGTCTGGGGAACAGAAAGACACCGGGAGGTTGCTGATACCTTACGGTCCCATAATTCATCGCGACCACGCACGCCTGGTGGGCCACCTGGTCGCCACTCAGGAAGAGCTGACAGGACAGGCCTACCAAAGAATATTATAGGACCGAAGACCAACGTGGAGATGTATGACGATCACATGGCTTCCATTGTAGCACATTTTTTTAAATATGAACTCGATATTTTTGGGTATGATATTGGCGGACCATCAGATGACAGGGTCTTTATTCCGTCCTGTGATATTCCTAATTTAGATGATGGCAGGATTATGAATTTTAAGACAGTAATTGGAGTTTAATATGACATTTAATAGATTTTTAGCACACAAGATGTACGGCGTTGACAACGAGAAGGACTTACGTGGCAAGCTGTACGGCACTAGGACTGACCTGACAGATCCCGAGGCCAATGTGATTATGGCTTATCTCGATAAATTCGAATCACCTAACTACTGCGAGATAGGTGTTTATTTTGGAGGAAACTTTAAAAAGGTTAACGAGTGGTTAAGGACCAATAAGGAAAATTTTCACATGTTCGGGGTTGATTTATTTGAGTCCCTTGCCAACGAGACCCAACATGTTCAGACACATGACCTTTATAATAAGTGGAATATATTAAACGTCGCATTTAAAGATGAGCTGTCTGCCGCTTTAAATAATTTTGGCTGTACCAACTATTCATTGCACAAGGGAAACTCTGATATTACAGCCCGTCAACTTTCTAACAAGTGCGACGTCTTTTTTATTGATGGCAATCACACATATGCCCAGGCGCTGGCCGATGCCGAGGCATGTATAGCTGTATCATCGCCCGTGGCTTATTTAATTTTCCATAATGCGTCTAATGATATTAATCCAGATCCACAGTACGTAGCCAGGGACGGAGGGCCCTGGGCCGTGTGTAATTTATTACAGGAGAGGAAGGACATCGAGTACGTGGAGCTTGTCGATAGGTGCGCTGTACTAAAAGTAACGCATGACACAGATTGAGACAACGCTTCATATTACTTCTTATAATCGACCATTTTTGCTTAAAGAGTGCGTCGAATCATTTTTCTCTACGTGCCTCTACGATACTGATAAACTAGAGCTTATCATTGTAGACAATGGCTCAACTAATACCGAGGTACGTAATTATATTAGGAATCTTGAGCCTCCATGTGCCCACTACACTTTTGTACTAAACGAAGAGAATGATTACCCCAGCTGTCTGAGGTATGCCAAGATTCAGGCCAGGGAAATAGCATTAGGCAAATATTTTATTGACTGTCCTGATGACCACCTGTTCGTAGTCCGTTCAGGATGGATCGATGAGGCCCTCAACCAGCTTAGGGCAGATCCTACCGCAGGCTGTATTGTCTATTTTGCAAATCCAGCATATCGTTTTAAAAAGAGCAATAATGCCATGGACTTAATACCGGGATCTGTATTTTATCGCTCACGACACAAAGGATATGCCGACTATCACATCATGAGCAGAGATATTTACCATCGGCTTGGCAAGTATCAGCACAGGCTTGGTCGCAAGGCCGAGAGTGAGTATATGACACGAGCCTCTAACGCGGGACTCTATAGAAATCTCATAAAATATCCAGTTGCTATTGTTAATGACGACATGCATTCGCTTTGTATTCCTATTGATGATAGTGTTTATCGTAAAATTTTTGATGAACAGTTAATGCCAGTGACGAATGAACAGTTGATACAGCTTGGTGTAGATTTAAATGCAATAAAAAGAGAAGTATAAAATATGAGGCTTGCATTCTTAATAGATAAGTTTCAGACATTTCAGATAATAGCGGGCCTTGTTATGGAGGCCTCAGGTCGTGGCCACGAGTGTGATGTCTATGGTACTTTTTCGCCATCACAGCAAGTGACTGACCTCCTTGCAGGTCGATCTATAAATTTCTTTCATAGCCCAAATAAGCATGATATTATCAAGAGGGTAGCGGGATCACGTAGCGAATATGATGCCGTTTTAGGCATTAACTTGTTCAATAGCGCCCTCTCAGTAATTTACGAGAATCAAGAGTCCCAGAATTATGCATTTGAATATTGTTGGAATGAAATTTACAACCAGAGGGATGGCTTCGAATCTGGTGCAATTTTATTTTGTAATAGTCAGCAGACTTATGGCATTTTGGAAGAATTGTGTGATTTTAAAAACAAGGTGTTCGTTGGTAGTCCGTGGTTTGAGTTTTTAAGCAATTTTAAAACACATGCCTCTTCTAAAAAAAGAGTGACAGTTTTGGCTCCTCATAATAGCATGTATTCACACTTTGGTGGGAATGACCTTCGAAAGAAGTTCAATAGGCTAATGGTTAATACAAGGGAGTTTTGTGATGAAAATAACCTGTTGCTCTCATTAAAGACACGTCAAAAATACAGTCAACAATATACAGGTGAAGTGTATTTTGATGAGATAATTTCTGACGATGATATCCTTAATCACATTCAATTATACGCTAGTTCTAGCATTGTTTTACACTTCTGCTCCTCGGCTATAAATGAATTGGTGAATTTAGACGTTCCATTTATTGCTTTGGCTCCTGACTATCAGAAAATGCTTCATAGAAATACGAGGCATGAGAGGGGAATTAACGCTATTCATAATCGATATTATTCTGGTGATATTTTTGACGGTGCCCACTGTGACACTATTGACTCTGCAAATATGGTCGATAAGGATATCCTTTTTGACAAGCTAAACAATTTACTGGCTGACAACAAGGATTGGGAAAAGTTTCGACACACCCATTTTTCCAATAATCATGACGGAAGCTGCGCCAGGATTATGGAGATAATTGAAAAAAGAAATGCTGAAATTAACAAAAGATCAGCTATCGAGTAATTCTCTTTTAAACTGGCTGCTCCAGGACAAGCCGCCGAGCTTAAGAGATAGCGAGCAGTTCACTAGGGATGTATTTTTTAATAAGCTGGAGCACTCCTTTACGAACTTAAAGAAGCCGATCGACACATGCAGAATCGAACTACAAGAATTTAATATTGACGACTATATTGGAACGCCAATGTCATCGGTGGCAGAGGTAGCTCGTATAATAGATGGTACAGGATTTTTTAAGCATTTTTTAATAAATGGAAGTACTGCTGATTTAAACTGTATTGATGGATGGAGCGATTTTGATGCCATGGCTATTGTCTCTAAAGAGGCTTTTACAGCATCCAGTAGGGCTGAATTTTTTAATCTGTGCTGCCAGCTAGATGATGTAATGCGCAGGATTGATCCTCACCAGCACCATGGCATTCATTTTATACACGTCAACGAGCTGACCTCATTTCCTAACTTATACCTTCCGATTAATATTATCGAGGACTGTAAGTGTCTTCTTGGCAGCTCTTATGTAACAATCACCGGTGTTAACTCACTTGATTTTGAGAAGTCAAGATTTCACGCAATCGTTAAAACTCTTAAGTCCGCCGCTGCTGATGGTGTTCTAAGGCATCATGCTAAGGATGGGAAATATTTACTGTCCAACTATCAGGACATGAATGTCATGTATCAGTTGAAATATTTCTTATGCCTGATAATGCTTATGCCTGCATTGTGGCTTAATTTAAGGGGTGTTTATTGTGATAAGCCAAAGTCATATCAGTTAATAGAGAAATTTTTTGATCCGGATGAACTGGAAATTTTACACGCAGCATCTAAGATTAGGAGCCTGTGGAGTCCAGGTTTAAATAATGCCAACCTCATCCCGCAGCTGGCAGTAGAAGTTTTAGGTGATAACTACCTACAGCGCGCCGCCATATACGCCAATACTTTTATGGATAGGCTGTAATGCAAAACTGGAAAAAAGTCGACTATGACTTGGCAATCAAGCAGTTTTGCCTAGACAACCCATCATCTACTATTTTTTTGGCGGGGGAAATAAGTCATCCTGGAACTTCAGACTTGGATTTTTTAATCGTTGATGACAAGCCGATGATTAGTCGACATGTTAGGCCGTTTTTGATGGGTGGCAATGTTATAACAGTTCCATCCTTTGCGGTGGAAAATATAAGGTCAATAGAAAATTTAAACCTGAGATTACTCCAGGGGCAGCACATTGAGATTCAGTCACCTAGCCACTTGTTTCAGTTGGTGGAAATAATTGAGTGGCTACCCGAGAGGATATTGAGATGCAGTTATGCGTTAAGCGGTAATACGACAGCTAGCGAAATATTGCTACTTTATAAGTCACTGGATCGATCGATCTCTGCTGTGGAGAAACTTGTTGGTCGATCTTACAGCCGAGAATCAGTTGACAGGTCTAGAGAAATAAATAGTGAAAAAAAGCTAAGGAATATTCTTCAAAATTCTTTAAAGTGTGCCGAATTAGCGTGGGATGATTTTACTAAGTTTATGTATGACAGCGCTGCCATATCTGGATCCTGCACGGGAAAAGTAGAGATATGTAATTATTACTCCTTTAATGACCAATTTCAGCTTCTTATGTTATATTTCTCATATGTCTATTCTGTCGACAGTCAAATGAGTGCAGAGCTGCAGTCACGAACCTCTATATCTGTTAAAGATATTTCTATTGATAATGAACTGGGAGAGTTTGTCCTTAATAGGTGGAGATTTTTAAGCAGTATTTTTGACTGGTTTAAGGAGAAAGATCTGACAAGGGGAATGATTAAGTATGGCTGGCTCCTCCAGTAAGATAGCTCAATTTTTTAATACACCACTTGTCGTGGTCGTGCATGCTGTTGACACCGAGGGCCCCATAGGTGGAAATGTCAGGCGACGACCTGATGGCACTAAGGAGTTCATGGACAACTGGGGTGATATTAAGTCATCGCTTAAAGACATAACATCGAATGAATTCAGACAGCAAAACGCTGACTCCTTTGGAAATCGATTTAAACTGAACTGGTTTATTATGGACTTTATGGGATTTTCAACAAATCCAAAGAACAGGATTACTGAGTTTAATGACACTTATGATAACATCAAGTCATTAAACACCAAACTAGACAGCTTCCACTGGCACTATCATCAGCCACCAGTATCTGGGATTGGAGATCAGTGGAGTGATGACTGGGGCAATTCTGACATTCATTATGATATCCTGGGACATCGAATAATCGACAGGCAGGATTTTCCGGAGGTATTTCGGGCTGGTGGAACTGTGGAGGATAACAAATGTTCGCACTGGCTGGAGGATAACTTTTTAATAGATTATTCAAATCGTGCATCCTATCGTTCTGAAGAAACAAGCGATATATTTGACTTTAACTGGTTCGAGGCCCCGCGCCATTGGGGTGCCTACCACCCGCATACAGATAACTTTATGAATCCCGGTAAAATGAGGCGGCATATTGTGCGGTGCGTGGACCTTAGATCTAGACTGCACGAATTGCAGCAATGGGAGGTTGACGAGGCATTTTCCTATGCCAAGGCATACAATAGGCCCATAATACTGTCATACTTCAGCCATGACCATCGTGATATGCGAGACGAGACATACAGGGCTAACGAGCTCATAAGCAACGCGCACCAGCGGTTTGGTGTTAATTTTCTGTGGTCTGATGCCAAGGAGGCGCTTCAGATATCGAAGGGAATTACCCCTCTTCATGTTCGAATAGGAATTGAGCAGGCAGGCGATGGATCAGCTATGATTCATTTCCATCGCAGCATATATCAGCGATCCCCCTTCGTCTACACAAAGATGATCGACGGTTCGATTATTAGGCATGAGTTGCAGTTGGAGGTTCACCCTGCGTGCCCTTATTATTTACTGCGTTGTTTTTTAAAGCTTACGGATGAAATGACGCACGTGGGAGTTGCCTGCACTTCAACGACAGGCGATGCCTCAGTTAAGGTCCTGGCTGTAGAGGACATACCATGAAGGTTATCTGTATAATTCCTGCTAGGGGTGGCAGTAAGAGGCTTTCAAGAAAGAATATCACACCTGTCCTTGGTAAGCCAATGATTTCGTATGCTTTAAGTGCTGCTTTTGACAGCAGGTATATAGGAAAGAATGTAACATACGTTAGTACCGAAGACACAGAAATAGCCGAGATCTCGGCTTCGCTAGGCGCCACTGTTGTCGATCGACCAGCAAGTCTTGCTGAAGATACTGTGTGGACGCAGGAAGTCGTAGAGCATGCTGTTAAAGTTATCGAGGAAAAGACCGGAGATTATTTTGATATTATTGTAAGGGTCCAGGCCAACTCACCGCAGGTGACATCGACAAAAATAGACGAGTGCATTGAGAAATTAATTAACAATGGACTGTGGGAGGTTTTTACTGTTGATCAGCATGGCATAGAGGATGCCGCTGTCCATGTAATGTTGAGAAGATGTGTGGATCAGCGCGCACTGTCAGTTTACAAGGGCGTTGTGACCACTAATTATCTGGATATACATGAACAGAAAGATATTGCTGCTGTTGAGCGGATAATGGGTGATAGTGATGAGTGAACCGATTGTTAGCATTATTATCACATGTTTTAACTTGGAACCTTATATTGGCAGGGCGATCAATAGTTGTATAAACCAGACAATGCCTGACAGTATGTACGAAATAGTCGTCGTCGATGACTGCTCCTCTGACAGTTCGTGGGATCTTATTCAGCAGTTTAACGGACTTATTAAGCCTGTTCGTCATGACCAGAACATGGGCGTCGCTCATGCTTCAAATACGGGAATTAGGGCATCTTCTGGAAGGTATATAGTTAGGGTGGACGGAGATGATTATATTAACAGGAATTTTGTCCACACCCTTAGTGAGGTCCTAGAGTGGAATGACGATGTCGGATTTGTTTATTGTGACCAGATATTAGTCGATAGCAAGATGACTAGAAAACAGGAGATAAATACACTTGATAAATTGCTGGATCATGGAGCTGGTGTTATGTTCAGGCGCCGATATTTGGATGTCCTAGGCCTGTATGACGAGACCCTTAGGAATCGAGAGGACTATGACCTGATACTCAGATACATAAGAAATTTTGATGGCTATCACCTTCGACTTCCTTACTATCGCTATTTTAAGAGGTGTGGATCACTATCCTCTGAAATAGAAGCTAGAGATGACCTGAAAAAGAAAATAGACGGGGAGAAAAATGTTCGAACAGAAGAGTAAGGGTATAATATGATGATGGAAAGTGAAGTACTGTGGCAGAGGCTTAAGTCTGGTGTGCCTTTTTTTATAGCAGAGGCAGGTGTTAATCATCTGGGTAGTCTGGAACTCGGCGAGAGGTTAATTCGAGAGGCTGCCGCGGCAGGTGCACACGCTATAAAATTTCAGTCTTATAAGGCATCCAGTCTATGCACTAAAAATGCCCCTAGGTTCTGGGACTGGGAGGGTGAGGTAAAAAGTGAGGGTTCACAGTTCGACTCATACTCCCTGCTGGATTCTTTTGGTGAGGCCGAGCATGCTGAACTGAAGAGGATGTGTGACGAGAATAATATTGTGTTTATGTCCACACCCTTTGACGACGACGCCACACAATATCTCGAGAGGATTGGAGCTGCAGCCTATAAGATAGCATCATGCGATGTCACTAATCATCCGCTTCTTAAGCTGGTGGGTGGAATGCGGAGAGTTGTTATGTTATCGACCGGTGCTGCGTCAATTGAAGAGATAGGGGAGGCGATTGATGCCTTGGAGCGTGGTGGCACTGATAAGATCGTTATTATGCACTGTAACCTCAAGTATCCGACCGCTGCTGATGAGATTAACTTATCCATGATAGATTCGATCCGCGATAGATTTGGGGATAAGTATGTCTACGGCCTGTCTGACCACACGCGTCAGGTGGAGACTCCCGCATTTGCTTTTACAATGGGCGCTAATGTGGTGGAAAAACACTACACTGTCGACAAGACTATGGGAAAGAGCGCTGATCACTGGCTGTCAGTTGACCCTGCTGAGGTTAGGGAAATTGTTAGGTTGATGGACCTGGCACACACAATGCAGGGTAATACGATAAAACAGTGCACTCCCAGTGAGGAGCGTGCTAGGATGTATGCCAGGCGCAGCGTCGTAACCGTTGGAAAGATAAAGAAGGGTGATGTGTTCACCGAGGAAAATATAGCGTGTAAGCGCCCCGGCACTGGAATTTCGCCGAAACACTACGATGCAATTATTGGTACAATCTCCCATGAGGATGTGGAAGATGATACCGTGCTGCCATCAACGGCAATTAAACTGGTAAATAAAATAGTCGCTTTAAAGGACAATAGAGAATGAACGTTGGAATTTGTGGCCAGGGCTTCGTTGGATCAGCTATCAGGGATGGTCTCACATCCTTTCACAATATCAGAACCTATGATATTCGACCAGAGCTTAGAAACTGTAATACGCTGGACGAACTAGTGGAATCAGCTGGTATAATTTTTGCTTGCCTGCCGACGCCCATGAGAAAGGATGGGACATGCGACACTAGATTAGTCATGAAAGTTATAAAGCAAATAGACGATATTGCTGGCAGATTAGATGACAATAAGATTGTTGTTGTAAAGTCTACGGTCCCACCGGGAACTACTGCTAGTATCGATGACATGTGTGACAATATTGATGTGATATTTAGTCCTGAATTTTTAACTGAGGCCAATTCATTTGATGACTTTAAAAATCAGACAAGGATAATACTTGGTGGCTCTCGTCCTGCAACATCAATCGTAAAGACCATGTTTAGGAAGGCTTTTCCGCATGTGCCTATAATAAAGACCGGATCACGCACTGCAGAGGCAGTCAAGTACTTTACCAACTGCTTCCTGGCGACTAAGGTCAGTTTTGCGAACGAGATAAAGCAGATATGTGATACTTGCGACGTGGATTATGACAAGGTGGTCGAGTATGCTCTCTACGATGACAGATTAGGAAAATCCCACTGGTCAGTTCCTGGTCCCGATGGCGACTTTGGCTTCGGCGGTCACTGTTTTCCAAAGGACCTAAATGCCTTGATTCAAATTGCCCATAATGGTGAAGTTGTTCCAACAATGCTGAACGCCACATGGGAGAAGAATTCAGAGGTCAGAAGTGATAAGGACTGGGAAGCCATGGCGGGAAGGGCAGTATCAGATGACTAAAAAACAGATGGTTGTGGGCGGGTGTGGATTCATTGGGAGTCACATCGTCAATAGGTTGCATGATCTCGGCCATGATGTAGTTGTTATCGATGACCTATCAGCAAGTGAGAATAATGAGTTCTATTTTCATCCTGACTCCGAGCGGGTGACATATCACAGATGGGATATATCCAAGGATAACTGCTCCTCTGCATTTACTAATATAGACTGTGTTTTTCACCTGGCAGCACGCTCCCGTATCCAGCCCACCATACAGAGCCCCAGTGAGTGCTTTGAGGTTAACGTAGTGGGCACACAGAGGGTCCTAGAGTGGTCCAGGATTAACTCCGTGAGGAAGCTTATATATTCAGGTACATCATCACTTTATGGCCACCAGAATTCAATCCCGTTCCAACCAAACATGCCACCTGACTGCCTCAATCCTTACTCGATGTCAAAATGGATGGGTGAGCAGACGTGTAAACTGTACAGTCAGCTCTACGATCTTTCGACAATTGTCCTAAGATACTTTAATGTTTATGGACCGCAGGAGCCGACAAAGGGGCAATATGCCCCTGTCATTGGACTTTTTAAGAGACAGGTGGCGAATGGTGAGTCGATGACAGTGGTCGGGGATGGCAGTCAACGGCGCGATTTCACGTATGTTAGTGATGTGGTGGATGCCAATGTGTGCGCCATGAATACTTTAGAGTCTGAGGTTCATTTTGGAGTCTATAATGTGGGTACAGGCGCTAACCATTCTATTAATGAAGTGGCTGGTATGATAGGAGATAATATGATCTATATTAACCAGAGACCTGCTGAAGTGCAGGAGACGCTCGCGGATATTGAGGCCACCAAGAGGGATCTGGGATGGGTGCCTACTAAGCGATTAGAAGATATGATTATGTCATACTAGAAAGAAAAAAATGAGTAGAATTTTAGTGACAGGCGGCCTAGGTTTTATTGGGTCAAATCTTACCTTGGCATTATTGGAACTGGGCCATACGGTGACTGTAGTGGATGACATGTCGTCTGCAAGAAATGATGCAGATGATATTATAAAAAATAATCCTGATGCGAAATTTATTCGCTGCTGTTTTGCCGATGATAAAATTATTAGTCGCATAGGAAGGTATGAATTTGATTATATCTTTCACGTGGCGGCAATTCCCAGGGTTAGCTACTCTGTTGAGCACCCTTTCGAGACGACAGACGTTAATGTTAATAGGACTGTCAAGTTGATAGAGGCTTCAGTCGGTCATGTTAGGAGGTTTATATTCTCTTCGTCATCCTCCGTATACGGTGGTGCTGATGTTATGCCAACTCCTGTTTCACATCCTAAGTCTCCTAAATCACCGTATGCCTGGCAAAAAAGCTGTATTGAGGATTTTATAGGTGTGATGTGTGACTTGAATCCGAATTTTGATGCCGTTTGCCTGCGATACTTTAATGTCTTTGGACCTGGCCAGTTTGGTGGCTCTGCCTATGCCACGGCGATCTCCGCCTGGTGTCATGCAATTAAAAGTGATTTAATTTTACGTAAGGATGGCACAGGTGAGCAGTCCAGAGACATGTGCTATGTAGGTAATGTTGTTGATGCGAATATTAAGTCAATGACGACAATAGAAAAATTTAGGGGAGACAGGTTCAATGTGGCCTGCGGCGACCGGGTGTCTAACAACGATATATTAAATTTTTTGCGTGATAGGTTTGATGAGATTAAAATTGAGAATACACCATTCCGGCCCGGTGATGTCATGCACACGCAGGCAGACATCACCCTAACAGAGGAAAAAATTGGCTACGTGCCTGCAACTAGATTTTGGGATGGCATGGAACTAACTCTTAAATGGTGGGGACTCAATAGTGACTGAGCACCGCCCATGGGGTAATTTTATAGTTTTACTGGACGCAGACTACTGCAAGGTAAAACTGCTGCAGATTAATCCCGGCCATGAAATAAGCTATCAGTATCATCACAAGAGGCAGGAAGAGTGGACTATCGTATCCGGCCAGGGGGTTGTTACCCTAGACGATAAAAAGTTACCAGTGCAGGCAGGTGACCATGTCACAATTTTACCCCTTCAGAAGCACACAATTTGCAGCAATGATGACAACACGTTAATGATTGTAGAGGTTCAGACTGGCACATATTTTGGGGAAGACGATATTGTCAGACTTAGTGACCAGTACGGAAGAGTGTAGGTCGATTGTTTAAAACATACCGCCTTTTGTGTGTTAAATTATATTGTTATGACTGAAGAATTAATACAATTTCCTACACGAAAAAAGCACGTATCATACTCAGAGATTAGAAACTGGTCTGAGTGCTCTTTTAGGCACAAGTTACTTTATATAGACGGACTGTCGACATTTGATGCCAGTGTCCACACTGTTTTCGGCACAGCTGTCCATGAGGCTTGCGAGAATTTTTTAAAGACTGGAGAGATGGATCCTGCTATTGCGACTAATATGATAGTAGATGAGTGGAAGAACTATGGGTTTGAGGACGTTGATCCGTGGCTCGACAAGGCAGAGAAGATACTTGCCGAGGTTCCAGATTTTTTAAACGAGAATTTTGGCGAGTGGGAACCGATAGAGGCAGAAGAACAGCTTTACGAGACAATCCAGAACGACACCCTTAAATTTAAGGGGTTTATCGATGCTATTATTAAGACGAGGGATAAAAAGGGGAATGATGTCTATTGGATTATAGACTGGAAGACAACTTCCTGGGGATGGCACGTCAATAAAAAGAGGGATTTCAAGGTGAATGCCCAACTAATGTACTACAAGCAGTTTTGGGCCGCCAAGCATGATATTCCTGAAAAATCAGTAAAAATAGGCTTTGTCTTGCTTAAGCGAGATGGAAAGACTGGAAAACGCTGTGAGCTGCTACCAGTATCATTTGGGCCAAAGTCAAAAGAAAAGGTTGACAAGCAGCTCCGCGGAATGCTAAAGTCAGTTAGGTCTGGAATGTTTATTAAGAATAGATTATCATGTCGATTTTGCGAATTTTATGAAACGGAATACTGTACTTAATTAACTACTGTTATTTTGTGGGTAAATTTAACTAAGCAGAGGAAGTGACATTGGAAAAGAAGAAAATATTAATGCTGTGCGACCACCCGCTTTCCACATCGGGTGTGGGCTGCCAGGCTAGGTTCCTAATAGATGGACTTATAGCCACAGGTGAGTACTGTTTTAGGGTGCTGGGGGGTGCTATTAAACACAATGACTACTCCCTTGTCAAGGTGAATGATGATCTTCTCATCAAGCCAGTCGATGGCTTCGGAACGCCAGATATGCTCAGGCACCTACTGGCTACAGAGAAGCCTGACCTGCTGTTTCTCTTTACAGACCCAAGGTTTTTTATCTGGGTCTGGGAAATGGAGGATGAGATTCATCAGGTGTGTCCCATAGTCTACTGGCACGTCTGGGATAATGACCCCTTCCCAGATTTTAATAATGTGCTGTACGAGTCGACTGATCTCGTTAATTGCCACTCATATAAGACATATGAGATGGTTAGTGAAAGATTTCCTGAAAAGACAAACTTTATTCCCCACGCTCTTCCACAGAACCTATACTTTCCTCTCCCACAGGCAGAGATTAATAAGTTTAGGACGCAGCTTCTTGGCAAAGAACGTCGCGATCACTTTATAGGATTCTGGATAAATAGAAATGCGAGACGAAAAATGCCGTCTGATGTCATCGAGGGCTGGTCTAGGTTTTTAAATGAGCTGGAGGAGAAACACGGCCATCGAAATGCGACGCTTGTTATGCATACAGATCCTGTTGACCAGGAGGGGCCTAACCTATTCAAGGTGACCGAGCTGTTCGATGTGCAGGATAATGTATTTTTCTCCACCGAGAGGATTGAGTTTGAGAAGATTAATATCCTTCACAATATCTCTGATTTTTGCATTAATATAGCCTGCAATGAGGGCTTCGGTCTGGCCACACTAGAGTCAATGCAGGTTGGCAAGCCTATTATTGCCCTTAAAACTGGAGGCCTCACACGACAGGTTGTGGACCATCGCGATGGCAGCGAAAACGGTATTGCCCTGGATCCAGATGTTCGAAACCTTGTAGGCAGTCAGATGGTACCCTTTATTTACGAGGATCACGTCGATAACCAAAAGGTAGCTGACGCTTATATGAAATTGTATGAACTGGGTCCTGAAGGAAGAAAGGAACTCGGCCAAAAGGCTAGAGAGTATGTGCTGAGTGAGTTTGCAATTCACGACACGATATCAGCATGGAATAGCACGATGACTGATACTATCAATACGTGGAAAAATGACAGGACAAAGATTTATAAGGGCTGGAATTTGGAGACCATTTAGATATGAAAAGAGTTTTATTAAGAGGGCCTGCTCTTACGCAGTCCGGATACGGGGTCCATTGCCGTCAGGTTGCCAGGTGGCTCCTGTCCAAAAAGAACATTGACCTGAGCGTGCAGGCACTGCCGTGGGGGATCACCCCTTGGCACTTAAATACAGACGATAAGCTGACGCTTGACATCATGCAAAGGTGCAGGCCTGTTGAGCCCAGCTATGACGTAACGTTTCAGGTTCAGCTGCCTAACGAGTGGGATGCATCGCTCGGAAGGTATAACGTGGGAATAACAGCAGGTGTCGAGACCGATCGATGTAATCCAGCATGGATTCCAGCATGCAGCGCTATGAATCGGGTGATAGTGCCATCATCTCACACCATGAGTTCATTCCAACACTACGGTAAGATTGACAATATGTCAATCATACCAGAGTCATTTCCTGACAGTCTTTTAAGTCCTACTAACGAGGTATTATTTGACCTCGACACAGATTTTAATCTTCTTGTTTTTGGGCAGATAACTGGTAATAACCCGGAAAATGATAGAAAGAATATCTATCACACCGTCAGGATGCTGTGTGACGTGTTTGCTGACAACTCGAATGTCGGAATTGTTATTAAGACCAACAGCGGTAAATCGACAAAGATCGATCGACATGTCACCAGGAATATGTTAGGCCAGCTTATAAATCAGGTGAGGCGCGGCCCATATCCAAAGTTTCACTTTTTACACGGCACACTCAGCGACAGTGAGATTACATCGCTCTATACACATCCTAAGATTAATGCCCTAGTCACACTCACACGAGGTGAGGGCTTTGGCCTTCCAATTTTAGAGGCCGCCGCCAGTGGACTCCCGGTAATTGCCACTAACTGGTCTGCATACTTGGACTTTATGAACAAGGGAAAATTTATCTCTATTGATTACAGTCTTGGCAAAATACATCCTAGCCGTTGTGATCCTAATATATTTATGGCAGACGCCCAGTGGGCAATGCCAGTCGAAGATGATTTTAAGGATAAGATTAAAAAGTTTTATAAGAAGCACGATAAGCCACAGGAGTGGGCCCAAGAGCTGTCCACAGTCATTAAGGAAGAGTACAGTTTTGAGGCGATAGCCTCCGCTTACGATTCAAATTTTGACCAAATTTTAGGGGCTTAATTTAAAAATGGTGACTTTTTTGGCGTGCTGTTGCATATTAACCGCAGCCGGATTTGCAGTAAGTTTATTTTACGTTTTTAAATTTGCGAGGATTATTCTAAGGATAGAAGAAGTTATTGAAGTTTCCCTTCTTGGGTTTGATGAGTCCTATAATAAGTTGTCAGATATACTTGAAAAACCAGTTTTTTTTGACAGTCCTGAAGTTAGGCAAACGATTGACGAGATTGCTAAAGCCAGGGAGCTAATATTAAGTCTTGCCAATGAATTAGCGGGATCGCTACAGGAAGACGATAAAGAAAGTGGTTTAAATGAAGAAAGTAGCGACTCGTAAGACGGTAAAAAGAAAGAAGTCAAAGAATCAATATTTTGGACCGAAAGAAGACCTAGCGATAGTCGCTTTTCAAAAGTCCGATGATATTAGGGAGCGGGAAGTGCTGTATAACACGCTTATCCTTCCTGCTTTTGACAAGCTTGTTGAGAATCTAATTTTTATTCATGAGTTTTATAGACTACATGACTCATATGAGACATTAAAACATGATTGTATAGAATTCCTGTATGAGACTATTTATAAGTGGGACTCTTCTCGAGGAACTAAGGCATTTTCGTATTTTAATGTAGTTGCCAAGAACTGGTTAATAATCCAGGCAAAGAAGAGATCTAAGTACCTTAAAAGGAGTGTCTCTATAGACGACCCTAAGTCGATGGCCGCTTATGAGATCGAAACTATTCAAAATTTTGATGTTATTCCATCGCCTGATTCTATAGTTTCACATGCTGAGCGCATGGACGCAATCTTTAAGTGCCTTTACGAGATAAAAGAAAAATTAACTAACGCTAATGAGATACTGTGTATCAATGCCGTGATAGTGGTTTTTGAGAGGATGGACGACCTTGATTTCTTTAATAAGCGGGCCGTCTTTCTTTACCTAAGGGAGATATCAGGCCTGTCTCCAAAACAGCTGACAGCGGCAATATCATCGCTTAAGAAGAACTATAGGGAGCTAAGGGGAAGAGATGACTTCGAAATTTTCTAAGCAGACTGAGGAGCTACAAAAGACACAGCAGAAGCTGAAGAAGTTTGGCAAACTGCTGGACAAGATCGACTCGACAGACAGTAATATAAAGGAGCTGTGGGCCGAGATATACGAGAATGCCACCTCAGACCGGGAGCGTGCCAGCATGCTCTACACCGATATCTTTATGGACATAAAGGGATCCCCAGAGAAGCACGGCCTCTACGGCGTGCAGATGACCAAGTACCTGGAGAGGATGTGCAAGTCCAACGATCAGCTGATAAGGCTGGCAGAGATGATCGAGAGGGCAGAACGAAATACGACACAGGTTAATGCCGATGATATATTCGATCGGATAACGGAGGGATAACATGGCAGGCTTTGAACAGGCGGTCGTGGTTGATGTCATAATCGATCCTGAGAACATGACTGTAAAACAGTATGAGTTATTCGACTCTATTGTCACCAGCTTACGAGGAACTCCGCTGTCAGCCGCCAACCTTCCTCGCAACACCCTTATTATAAGGACCTTGCACGGAAACCAGTCACAGGTGGAGTCGCTAAGTGAGAACGAGCTGGCCCTCCCATTTTTCTCTCCGCACTTCTGCCCGCCAGTAAAGCCTGGTGAGGCGGTGTGGGTGTTTTACTACGACGCCGATGAGCCGATGGGAGTTGGAACTAGGGGCCAGTCGACCCTGCGCTCGTCAAACACGGCCCAGAAGTCAGTTTTGCAGCTGTACGAGAGGTTCGCCGGCGACGCCTCCGGATTCCGCCGTCCAGCTATTGGGTTCTGGATGAGCCGTGTCTCATCGTTCCTCCAGTACGATGATATCAACTATACTGTGCACTCCCGACAGTATGGGATACTTCCGCACATTGAGCCCGAGAATGATCCTGAGGATCCTCCCGTTGGAACTTACTTTTTTGACAAGGATGACAAGCCATCAGTCTTCGTCAACGGTGATATTGGCTCTGCCGGGGTGATAAAACCCATGGACACGTATCAGGCAATATTCGGCGGCGCCTCGGCCAACGGTGCCTTTCGAATGGAGCCTGTTCCCAGGTTCACCAGGCGACCGGGAGACCTGGTGTTGCAGGGTTCCAACAATGCACTTATCTCCCTGGGCACTGACAGGTTCGGCCCAGCAGCCATTCCAGACTCCGAGAACTCCGGACTTCCATTCCCGTTCGCCAGCGGATCCCACCAGAACGAGGACGCCTCGGGGGAAGCCGTCAAGACCCCGGATGACAGGGATGCCCTGGCCTCACAGCCTCCGACAGACTTCTTTCAGTTTGCGGGCACCATAGATATCGTCACCGGCCGAGGCCGCCTGGATCCAAGCGAGTCACCCACGGCAGTCACGCCAATTGAGAACGATGCAGGATTCGAGGAGACAGATAAGTTCGTTGCCACAGTCGAGGAGGGCGATCCCGACTTCACCAATGACTCCTCCAGAATATACACGTCCATGCGGACCAACGGCGACAGGAACTTCTTTCATAATCCAACAGACCTGGACACTAACCTGGTGTTCACCAACGTAGAGACTGCGAACTCTCCCGAGGACTTCTTCGACGACGATGGGACGCTAATATCAGTCCCGGAAGACAACTCCGGCGCAGCCTACGTCGTCGTCAAGTCCGACGAGGTCAGGATTATAGCACGTTCCTCCAGCGACCTGAAGATAAATCCTGACAGCGACACAAATGTCCAGGGAAGCATTAGGATAGTCAAGGAGGGCCTTCCAGATGATGAGGAGGCCACCCGTGCTGCCATTATTATTCATCCAGATGGTACTGTCCAGATAGACGCCCCGCGCATCATCCTGGGACGACACGACGTTGGCAAATTTTCCGAGGGTGCTGAAGCCGGTAAGGAGTACGCCGACAAAGACGGCGTTCCGACAGTCCCGACTGGGTACGTTAAGTTCAGTCGCTACAACGAGCAGATGGGTGCCCTTCACGACCAGCTGACGACCCTAGCCATCGCAGTCGAGGACGGATTGAATGAGCTAGACGGTCGGACGAAAGATATTAGGAGTGCCCTGTCCACAAAGACAAACGCTCCTGGTATGGGAGCTCCTGTTCCTGGCCTCATGGCAACAGCACTGACCTGGAATGGCAGTTGGTCCACCTGGCTAGGACTAGGTACCGATCCTCCCGGGATGGCTATGAACGTCCAGGGAGACTCCGGGGGTGATGATAAGTCTTCGATGACCGCCGGTGGTGAAGATTTAAAAAGTAATATTCCAGACGCTAGGTCGGAAGTAATTTTTGGAGAGTGATAAATGGCATTGGACAGGACAAAATTAGAGGAAGATATATTGCTGGCACTGACAGACAACCTTGCTGATTCTGACAAGATTCCAGAGGTAATGGGACCTTTAGAGAACTATGCAGCATTATTATCGACAGCCGTGCACAACTACGTCTTGAAAGGGGCCGGTGGAGATCCGGAGACCAACCAGAATCCTCCGACGTTGGCCACTCGTAGCTGGCATAATAGTAATGATGACACGTAACATACGTGTGAGAGTGCTAAAAATAGGGTATAACAGCAACTCTCTTGTTTAAATTAATGCAGCGCGCAGATATTTAATCTCTGACACTGGAATTTTAAAAATGGCCGTAACAGGACGAGTTATAGATTTTAAGAGCGTGGGCGACCGGACGACAGACCTCATCGCCGACGCACAGCCCGCTGATCCGACGCCTATTGGAATCATGACTCCAATGCGCTTGGGGACCGGCCAGGGTGGCCTCTTCGAGATGTACACATCATTAAAAATGACGCTGAATGATAACCTAAAGAACTTACTGCTGACAGACCACGGCGAGCGGCTGGCTTTTCACGATTTTGGAGCCAACCTGACACCGTTGGCTATGGACCTCTCCGCTTTCGATCCAGATGCGTTTGATGCCGAGGCAGCCATTCGTATTAAGACTGCGGTCACTAAGTACATGCCATTTATACAGCTGGAGACGTTTGAGTCCAGGGTGGACCATAGTGACAACAAGAGCGTTGGTAAGGTAATTATCAGGGTCAATTACAGCATCCCGAGGCTTGGTGCCAAAGACCTGGCCCAAGAGGTTACCATATTCGTGGGAGGATAGCGTGGCGATAAATATTAAAAAGAAATTCTTACCGGTCAGGAACCGGTCATACCTCAATCGTGACTTTGATAGTATCAGGGCTCAGCTGGTTGACTATGCCCAAATATTCTTTCCTGATAGGATCTCCGACTTTTCAGAGGCCTCTGTGGGTGGCATGTTCCTGGACTTTGCCTCATTTGTGGGTGATAACCTATCATTTTATCTCGACCATCAGTTTTCAGAGCTTAATATAGAGACTGCAGTTGAGTCACAGAATATCGAGCGCATGCTCCGTACAGCTGGTGTCCAGATAGCCGCAGCATCCCCGGCGGTGGCGTGGGTTGAGTTCACCATCAATGTACCAGCCGAGAAGATCGATGCGTCATATTTTCCTAAACTGGCGCTGCTGCCGGTGATAGTCCGAGGGACAATTGTGACATCACAGGATGGTATTGACTTCGAGCTGACAGAGGACATTAACTTTGCCGGTAAGGATACCCTGGGGAATTTTATTGCCACCTCAGAACTTAGTACAACATCGGCCGACGGCACTCCAACTTCATTTAATGTCAAGATGGCAGAGTTCTGCATATCTGGTAAAAGGGCCACACAGAAGTTCACATTTGCCAATACATTCGTTCCATTTCGAAGCATAACACTGTCTAACGCCGGAGTCACTGAGGTGATCAGCGTTAAGGACACAAATCTTAACCAGTACTATGAGGTTCAGTCCTTGACACAGGACAACGTGTTTGTTGCTATGACAAATGCCAATATAGATCGTGAGCTCGTGAAGGAGAACCTAGAGCTCAAGCCGGCTCCCTATCGTTTCGTGTCAGAGGTTGGATTTAGCAGCAAGAAGACCAAGTTGAAATTTGGAAGTGGAGACGCCAACACTCTCGATGATGATATAGTTCCAGATCCGTCCCAGTTCGCTGTTCCCCTCTACGGAAAGCGGACCATGACACGCTTCTCTATCGACCCAAATGACCTGCTAAAGACTAGGACCCTGGGTGTCTCCCCGCAGAACACCACGCTTACTGTGGAGTATCGATACGGCGGAGGCCTCAATCATAATGTCCCGGCCAAAGCTCTCCAGACAATAACCATGCTTAAGATAAGGTTTTTAAATGGTGGCAGCAGTAATGGCATGCGATCTGTTCGTGCTAGCATGAAGGCTACAAATCCAAATGCTGCTGCCGGTGGTGAAAATGCTCCCACCTTGAACGAGCTTAAAATGATGATCCCATCAGCAAGAAATTCACAGTCGAGAATCGTCACCAAGGAGGACTTGCTCGCCCGCGTCTACACGATGCCGTCTAACTTCGGTCGTGTCTACCGTGCCAGCGTCAGGTCAAATCCCATAAATCCCCTCTCAACCCAGTTGTTTATAATCAGTCGTAACATGCGGGGCTCCCTGACTATATCACCCGATGCCCTAAAGAAGAACCTCGTTAAGTACCTAAATGAGTACAGGATGATATCTGATGCTGTTGATATCCTAGATGCTGCCGTGGTGAATATTCAGGTTAGATTCTCGGTCACAGTCGATCCTAACGCCAATAAGACGGCAGTGATCCAGGACGCCATTGCACAGATTACGAATTACTTTAAGATTAATAACTTTCAGATAGATCAGGTCATTCCAATTTCCGACCTACAGAATATATTATTTAACGTGCGTGGCGTCATCACGATTACAGATTTAAAGCTGTATAGCTTAAGTGGCAATTACAAGGGTCGACCATACGCAGAGACGTCATTTGATGTGGCTCAGAGCACTATTAAGGGACTAATAGTTCCTCCCATTGGAGGAATATTTGAGGTCAAATATCCCACCGCTGATATTATTGGGAGTGCCAACTAATGTATCGAATACTACAGGCTATCAAGGATGGCTACATAACCAATAAAATTATTAATAATAAATTTAGGGCTACCGATGCCAATACCGGTGAGGCAGGCACCCTGGACTTATTTAAACTCTATGACGAGAGCAAGCTTCCCGGCTCAGGTAGTGGTGTAATTGAAATATCACGACTGTTGGTTAAGTTTGACCTGGATCCACTCCGGGCGCTTACTGGCAGCATCTTGGATATTGGTGACTCCTCGTTTTCGTGTCACATGAAGCTCTTCGATGTTATTGGTGGGCAGACAGTTCCTTCTAATTTTAACATTGCGATATTCCCTCTTTCCAAGTCATTTGATGAGGGCATCGGTCGAGATGTTGTATCATTTAATGATATCGATGCCTGCAATTTTGTCACGGCATCTTACGCCAATGGCACCACGACGACCTGGACTGTAGACGGTGCAGACCAAGCAGGCCTTCTAGGCTCTGATAACTTGGATATTATTTCCAGCGGTAACCTGAATGATGGCGGCGGAGTTGTCGACCTGTTTAGGACACAGGCATTTACCAATGGAAGCGACAATCTCTACGTAGACGTGACACCAATCATATCGGCAACTATGGTAGGCGCCGTCCCAGATCACGGCTTTAGAATATCATATTCAGGAACGCTGGAGACAAATAGTCGCACGCTATTTGTCAAGAGGTTTGCATCAAGGCACTCCACTAACACCTCTATCCGTCCTCGTTTAATTGTTAGATATGATGACACGATTAGCGACAATAATCAAAACTTTTTCTTTGACCTGACAGGCTCTGTATTTCTTAACAACTATCATAGGGGAGTTCCTAGCAATATAGTTGAGGGTACAGGCGCTACAGAAATTTCAGGAGATAATTGCATTAAGTTTAAGGTAGAGTCTGGCTCATTTAGTAAGGTCATAACAGGCTCACAGTTTAAGATAGGCAGCAATTTTATTACCGGAGTCTATTCAGCATCATTTGCAATTTCTTCATATGACGCCAGCACGATCACCGGTAGCGACACAATTAAGAGCTTCGCAAATAAGAGTGGCTCCCTGACATTTGACACTACGTGGGCTTCATTTGATAACACATCAACGAACCCATACCTTTCAGGTGCACTTAAGATAAGCGCAAACCAGAGGTCGTCATTTTCTAATACACCAAGGCGATTGGTGGTGTCAATTACGAATGCCGAGCCCACCTATAAGACAGGCGAGAAGGTCAGGTTCAGGATCTTTGTTGATGATATAGATTACAGCCCTATTACTTCTAAGTTACCCATTATTCGACCCAGTCTCATTCTTGATAACATGTACTATCGCATACTCGATAATAACACCGGAGATATTGTAATCCCATTCGACACGTCCTCTGGAACTGGAAAGTCTGCGACCAAGCTCTCTACAGACTCCAAGGGCATGTATTTTGATTTTTACATGAGTGACCTGTCCATCGGCCGATCCTATAAGGTGGAGTTCCAGATAAATGATAGGGGCATGACACAGGTAATTGATGATGTTGGAATATTCTTTAGGGTAGATGTGTAATGAGCAGGTCCGGCCCATTCTCATCGGAGTTCGTTAGAAATCTAGTCGAAAGGGGTGGAGAAGTTTCTAATAAGACTTCATCCGACCTCGCCGGCCTAGAGATTACTTCCACGTCTTCATTTAGGTACGATGGACCCGGATCAGGCCTAAAGTCATCCCAGCAGGTTAACGTTGACTTTTCCCTGTTTGCGAATCACTCCTTTTTCTCCTCGGCTCAGGTTAATGTCAATGTCGCATTTGACAGGGTTATTAATGAGTTTCCATTTGATGGCACCAATAATGAGTACAATGAATTTTTGGATAAACTGACTGGATTCGAGAACTATGTCCTCGGATTGTTTCCTACCAGTCGTGGCTTTCTATACTTTAGTGGATCTTCTGAGGTGTCTGTTACCGGGGCGGGAGTCGGCACCCATGTTTCCCTAGTCGATGCAGCTGGTAGTCTTTTTCCGGAACTGTCCAAGGATAAGAGTGGTAAAAGTGTCCTCAATCCAGACTACAAGTCGCTTTCTATCGAGTCGCACATATTTCTCCCTGCCGTAACCAACACGAATCAGGTTATCTATCAAAAAGTCCAGGATGGAAATACTGGCTTTTCGTTATTCCTGTCTGAGTCTTCTTCAACGACGTCTGCGTCCCTGTATTTTGCTGTGTCGTCAGGATCGCAGCAGGCAACGACTAGTATGATGCTCAACAAAGGAGCCTTTAAGCACGTAACAGCTATTTTAAACAGAAATGCAGCGAGTGATACCTTGGAGCTTTATCTGGACGATGATATTATCAGTTCTTCGAGCGCTAATGTCACGTTTGATAAATTTGATATCGACAATGCGCCATTCATGATAGGGTCCGGAACTATACACAATAGGGTGGCACCTGGGGCCATTAGTTTTGTGCCTGCGCAAACTTTTTCTGGTGCGCTTGACGAATTACGAATTTTCCACACAGCACGGGGCAGGGATGATATACTTCAGTTCGCACAAAAGGGAATATTTGCGTCAGAAGAGCTGAAGCTATACTACAAATTTAATGAGCCCTCTGGATCTTACACTTCCAATAATATAGTCTTGGACAGCTCTGGAAACTCTCTACACGGAACAATAGCTAACTTTACGACTTCTTCTAGGGAAGCAGCTGGTTTGGCCAATCCCATAACTTACGAGTTAGAGGCCAGGAATCCCATCCTATTTCCTACCTACACCCCTCTAGCAACCATAAACTCTGACCTGCTCACCAGCGCCAGCAGGTATGATGATCACAACCCAAACTTGATCACCAGATTAGTGCCGCAGCACTACTTCCTGGAGGGAGAGGCATATGAGGGTTTTGAGAACGAGGAGGGAACTATAGTCGAGAGTTTTACTGGAACCAGCATACCTGGCAGCGGAAAGTTAGGCACCGCGCAGGTCATGTCGGCATTCCTTTATACTTGGGCTAAGGAGTTGGACGAGCTGAAAATAATCCTGGACTCTTTCGGCAGGCTTTTGCATATCGACTATGACAAGAATGAGAATATACCAGACCAGTTCTTGGAGTTCCTGGCAAGCTACTACGGTATGGAGCTTCCCTCAATATTCTCCGACGCGTCATTTCGACAGTTCTACGACGGTGATGACCTGCTCACCACCGCTGGTGCTCAACAGCACGGTCTCAAGTTCGTACAGAACGAGATCTGGCGCCGGATTCTCATTAATATTCGAGACATAATCGACTCCAAGGGAACCATCCATTCAGTCAAGTCAATAATCCGCGCAGTCGGTATTAATCCAGATAATAACTTTCGAATCAGGGAGTTTGGTGGCCCGACAAAGGGTGCCCTTAAGGTCTCTAGGCAGAACAAGTCAGAGGTATCTTCCCTGCTGGATTTTTCTGGCTCGCTGGCTGGTGTGACATCTACCACCAATGCCCAGGGAATTCCAAATAATAAGCCATTCCTGATGAGTCCATTCCTGTCAGGTGCCAGGAACGAAGTAGGCTACCCAGAACCACAGGGGACATTCGTCAACCAGTCACCCATGAATGTCCACGGCACCTCTAACGATCCTGACGACGGCCTGTTCACATCCGGCTCGTTCACATACGAGGGGATCTACAGGTTTCCATTCCTACTGTCAGGCTCCTATCACAGCAGTCAATCACTGGTCAGGCTTCATGTGACAGGTGGAATGGGAAGTAAGACGTCCCAGAATCACGGCGTCCTGTCTAACCTCGTTGCGGTTTCTGGTACGAACAAGGTTAAGCTATTCGTCAGGCCATTTGCATACACTTACGATGAGTTTCCTGAAACGCAGGAGCTGGTCCTGGACGGTCCTAACCTATTCGATGGCAATGCGTGGAATATTTCATTTGGACGCATTAGGTCAGATGATTCGCAGTTACTTCCCATAGAGCGAAATGGCATCTCCTCGTCCTACTTCATCAGGTGCGCCCGTCAAAATTTTGGCACGATAGAGGAGACATATGTCACCAGCTCGTTCTCCATTTCTAATATGGGATTTAATGTCTTTAATGCTACGAATGTCGGTACCTATAATAAATCGGGCAGTTTTATCTGCATAGGTTCCCAGTCACTTGCTGTTGATGATACCCTGTACCTAAATACATCGGGTGTCAATGCTGCAGCCAGGTCCACATATTTTGATGGACGAGTCGGGCAGATGAGGTTCTGGTCCCGAGGTCTCCAGAAAGTGGAGTGGCTTGAACACGTTCGTAACTTTAAGTCCCTGGGTGTCCAGGATCCACTGGTCAAGTTTAACTTTGTTACCATGCCTACAGGTTCCTTCGGAAAGCTTCGGCTTGACGTGTCAGCAGATCAGATCGAGACCCAGTCTAACGGTGTCGGAGGCATCACACTATTTGACTATACACAACACCGCGTCGCGTCAGGAACTGCCGGTTTCCCGTGGAGAATGTCAACGGAGTCGTCACCCACTCGCCCTGATACTGTCTACCAGATGTCTGGGACAGGATTCGAGCCTAGCAGGGGTGTTATTAAGCCCGAGACATTCTACTTTAGCCTTATATCACCACGTTTCGACGAGGCCTCCACGACCGAGAAGGTTAGGCCGAGGGGGTTCCTCGACTCTTCCCTGTTGGAGGAGTTTCCATATGCCCAGGTGGCACCAGCATATGAGATTAGGAGGTCGGAGCAGCCCACTGATGACACTCGATTCTCAATAGAATTCTCGGTAGTCGATGCCTTGAATGAGGACATCATGACAATGTTTGCCACCCTGTCCAGTATGAATGACGCAATTGGAAGTCCTGGACTGCTTTTCTCGCCTGACTATCCTGAGTTAGAAAATATGCGTGATATTTACTTTAATCGATTAACCGATAAGATGAACCTAAAGGGATTTTTTGAGTTCTTCAAGTGGTTCGATACGACAATTGGCTCCATACTGGTCCAGCTAATACCCCGAAAGACCAATTATCTTGGAAGTAACTTTGTCGTGGAGTCACACATGTTGGAACGCCCCAAGGTTGAGTATTACTATAGCGACATGTACCTGGGGGAGAATAATCGTCCCAATCTCAAGGGAATAATCAGGCTACAGCAGTTCGTGGGTAAGATTAGGAGGTTCTAGTGCCAATTACACCATTCGACGAGGCACCGTACGATAGGTACCAACAGCAGCCGGTAAGCGGCGGTATAAATACCAACAGTTACGATCAGTTTAGGCAGGGAATCTCCATTCGTACCGAGCGCGAGCTCTACATGGGTATGTCTCCAAAGATGTCACCTGACAGGCAGTTTACGCCTGATAGCGGTAATAACAGCACTGTTTTTGGACAGCCCAAGGCCTTTAAGTCTGTTGTTCCATTCCAGGACCTGGAAAAGTTTCAACCTGTCGAGTTCATCAGTAGCAGTGCTTCCCCTAGTCAGCTATATCCACGTATCCTGGCAAATGCTTCCCTGACAGATCCCTACCAGCTGGATGGTGCTATCGAGCCACTTGTCATCAGGAGCGCCGTCTCAATGACCACCCTGGAGGGTGCTGATCCGGCACATGCCATTAAGGGCGAGTTCCTGGATGGAAATATGGACGAGCGTCGCAAGGCATCACAGATAGTCCAGGTATACGACTATCGTCCTCCGGTTGAGACAAAGCCCTTCATTGACTTTCCGGAGTATTTTGGTGACACACCAAGCTCGGGAATTGTCCTTCCTGGTGTCATTTCAGCTACTGAGCCCCGGTTGCACCCATTCGATGACAAGACACAGCAGTATCGAATGGTCTACGACTCGCCTGATTATGTTAGCGATTCCCTGACTCAAGACATGTTTGCCGCCCTTACGGCAATGTCAGGCTCTTCACAGATGATGCTGAGGTCCAACCAGGTCAGCTCGACTGCCGGGTTCGTCTACGATAATAACCCGCTGGGGACGGACTCCCTGGCATTCGGGGGATGGAAGAAGTAATGGCGAAGGTACTTAAGGCTGGATATTATAATCTACTGCAACATTTTAAAGGGTACAATGCCCAAGATAGCCTTGTTCTCTGGTTGCAGATGTCGCCGTCTGAACCCACTGATAGGACAGAAATAGCGGGTACTACACCAGCTTATGTAGGTTCCCCAACCCCAACGACGCAGCAATTTACGCTTCCACCTGGAAACAAAATATATAGGTCGGTCACATACTCCTCTATCGCGAACCAAGACGGCTATGTGACCAATTCATCAGGTCTATTCTGTTTCACATCGCTAGCAGATGGCGGTACACCAACAGCTACAAGCGATCGACCTTTCTCGATTTCACTGTGGGTTAAATTAGATGATGCTACCACTTCGAATTACTTTTTTACAAAACGTGCGCAGGCTACCCCGTGGTACGAGTATACTGCACTTCTAACATCATCTGGTGAAATTAGATTTGTTCTTGGAGATTCAAATGCAGGCAATGTATATGTTAGAGTAACTTCTGCTAATGTCGGTCCAAGCGGTACAGGTCAAATTCAGACTGCGACTTGGACACATTTAGCCTTTACCTACGACGGTCGAGGAGGTTCATCTCCCACGGCCGGAATGGCTGTCTATATTAATGGTCAGGCAATGTCCACGACAGCATCATCACTCGGCACATACGTAGGCATGCAGCCTGACTATCTCGATAAGCTATACCTTGGGACTGCTTATGCAGGTACTCAGGAGTTGGATGGTCAGATGGCTGAGTTCGCCGCCTGGTCGACTGAGCTAAGTGTTACAGAGGTCAAGGCTGTCTATGACATGACATTGCTTGGTGATAACTCAATATCCGGCATCCTCAACAACCCACCCCGGACAATCCTCCGGGCCCTGGACTGCGCCACCGGCTCCTACCCGACAGTCTCAAGGATGGGCGACACCACCCGCCTCGGCCGCTACGCCACTAGCTTCGACGACCGCAACACAATCGTCTTCGCCTCCGGCTCCGACGTCACCCTGTCACTGCCCCTAGGGATCCAGATACTGTCAGGCTCCGTCGGCTATGCCTATATGAGCCAGTCGGTCGCCACGCCCAACACTAATTCCACGCTCACAGCCACTGGCATCGTCCGGAAGGGTGTCGCCGATGCCAACATCCACCTGACGCCGGGGGAGGACTTCGCCCCGTTCAAGGAGGACGGGCTCTACGTCATTAGCAAGGATGCCCGGGTCGATCCGTTCTACATGACAGGGTCCAGGATCCAGGACGTCGGTCCTGGGTTCTCACAGCCGCTCGGCGCCAAGACCAAGATAGTGTTCGACCTGACGGCTAATGTGTCATCCGCCTTTGGGTTCTATCCATCGAGTGGCACCCCGCGGCCACACTTGATGTCATACTTCGATCACGGCCTTAGGAAGTGGGTGCCTACTGGGGAGGGATTCTTTAATTCATTCGAGCCCCCTGAGGCTGACGTCCGGTCCATGCTTGAGAATAACTGCCTGGGATTTGGGCCGACGCAGGACTCCATCGTCGCGGAGAAGGGATTCCTGGCAGCCATGGGATTGCCTGTGTCGACATACGGCTTTCCGTCATCGGCCCGTTATCATGCCACATCATCCTGTGCTTGGCCGCTCTCAGGCGTCCTGGACCGACCATTTGTCGCCGAGAAATTTGTCTATGAGTTTAGTGCCTCATACGAGTGCAGAAACCACGGATTTACCGACATGTTCTATTGGGATGCCAACGAGAATGCCGGCAACGGGGGGTACGTGAGCATAGGCTCGAACGACGGCCCGTCAATTTCGTCTTTTTTCATACTCAACCAGCGCGGCCCATTTAAGGGCTCCGTGACACTGACATCTCCTTACACGACGGCCGCGGATCCCAATACAATTACTGAGCAGTATAGCTTCACGGAAACTCTGCCCACCGTCACGGGAGGCCACTACGTTGATACCACACGCGACCTTGTCACGTATGGGCAGATACACGTGTATCCACAGACTGTCACCTGGCCGACGCTAGACGATGTCGTCCCCAGCGACACTGCCACTGTCCGGAGCTTCAAAGAGTACTTTGAGGGAGTCGGTGGCTACTCACCAGAGGGCCAGAGACACGGCCGTGAACTTAATGTAGGGACTCTCCCAACTTATAATAATGTCAACCCCATGTTTGAAGGACGCTTTATCATGTCTGGAACCATGAAGGTCTGTGGCAGGAATGAGGGTGGCTATCCACTGAGGTCTAACATAGGGGGGAGCGCCAGACTTCAGCGGATGAACTGGGAATCCCATGGCCGAAATTTATTTACAATGAACACTGGCCGTGACCTCGTCCGGGGCGCACCTGGCCAGGGCCCGGCACACCCCGGCTATAGGGTGATAACAGACCTCACCTCCACCGAAGCCTTCGGCCCACCTGTTAAGGCCACACAGGTGGTAAATTCGCCCTATTTACTAAAGCCATCTGACAGCCTAATATTTGGCTGGCAGGTACCCCCAAGCTGGAACTACTACAATCCCGACCCAGGGCCTACGGGGAAAAAGGAGCACTGGATTGAATTAGCTCCCGGCCCGTCCCGGCTGACAATCTACGGCTCCGAGGTTGCCGAGAACAAGGAGCACCACCCGGGACTCAACCAGCACCTGACGTCCGACGCCGTCCACGAGCTGGTCGGATTCCATGGTCCTCCACTTGATCAGTTTGAGACAGAGTTCAGGTCGCAGTACAGCGGCAGTTTCCTGGCACAGGATATCGGAATCCAGCGCAGGATTGTTTCAGGCAGCGCCGGTGATGGTCACGTCCTGATATACTCATCGTCGCTTCTGCGTCGTCGCCTAGGCTCTTCAGCGACGATGAGGTGGGACGCGGGCCAGTACCATTTTACAATTGCCGCGTGTGATGGAATTGTATCTGGGACCGTCGCAGATATGCGCATTCGTCCATCCAGTCAGTTTCGCAATATTCGCTGCACATCTGATGCTAACTTCTATGATTGTTACGTTCCTGCTGCCGTGGATATGATACGGGCTGTTGGACTGTATCCGTACACGGGTAACTATTTGGGCCAGACAACAGAGCCTAATGGCTACCAGTTGCTATTAAATCTCCATTCAGGAGGGACCTATGGCGCTGGTGAGTTTAAGGGATGGTGGGCTGTCTTTCCATTCGAGCCCAGGTTTTTAGGACTCTCCCGTCGTGTCGCTGACCCGCTGCCACCGTGGCAGGGGCGTATATTCCAGGCCTTGGGCTGGGATGTCCGGATCGGGACCTCACGGTTCGGTGACAGCTCGCGTAAGAGCATCGATGTCACATGGCCATGGAATCTTAGGACTAATGGTAGCGGCGGCACTTTCCTGACAGGCAAGCCTGAGGGCGGTGGTGTCACCACCACCAGCCGTGCAGCCAAGCGATCCTTACTTACATTTATATTTGGAATAGGAGACGCTGGCTATGGATGGGTCCAGGGTCGAAGGATCGGGGATGGCAAAGGCGGAGCCAGGACCGCGAGCGGCATGGCTGTTGACTCCAACGGGCCCATTCGAGGTTTTAAATATGGCATTTATAACACGGTTGAACAGGGTCCAATGAACTATTTCCGAGGTTCACAGTACGGACAGCTTCGTGATATGCTGGAACAGGGCCTGGATAGCAGGATCCTGAGTCGTCGTAACGGCCGCCTGGCTCGTTCTGCTCCAGTTGTCACCATTCGCTTTGTGGACTCTGCTGGCAATCGACTTAAAAAGCAGGATCGGTACCAGACCGCATCCTCCAACCTGAGCCCGTACGCCACATCATCATTACCCTACTTTGATGGTATTGCCAATAATCGTCCTCCAATTATGGATGCCACCCAGGGCACCAGTGTTGTGAGTATTTAATCATGGCATCAATAACGAATCAAGACACAAAGCACATGTCATTCCTGAAAAAGATTGACAGCAATGGTAATATCATTTTAGTCGCCTGTCCTTCTGATATGAAGGTGGGAACAGGGGCAAATGCCAGCAACATGACCGTGATGGGAGATGTCACGGTGGTGGGAAACATAAACGTCAGCGGATCTTTCATGACAGGTACGCTAAACCTAGCCTCGGCATCCCAGACCGCCCCTAGCGCCAATGAGGTGAGCCTAGGCACTTTTGAGACGTCCACCTGTGCCAGCTTGCGTGTCTACAGCACAGAGGGGTACAGCACTATGGGGGCTAATGACTCCAGCTGGTCACACTTCTACACTGATCGTCCCAACTACTTTTTTGGTCCTGTGTCTGGTGGACTGTTTGTCGATAATGGCAACACCACATACGCCACTATTGGATCGTATGA